ATTATTATAATCACCCTCTAATCCAAGATGCATGGATATTGCCAACATTAAACTTAAACAACTCATTCTTTATTTGCCATTTACCTTCTTTAGCTTACTTAATTCTATTTTATCAATTACGTTACCAGAAACAGATACTCTTGTACAATCTGTTTTGAATGGATATACCCAGTGTTTTAACCACGCTGGAAAAATATACATATCTCCTACTTCAGGAAATATAGAATGATTGGTAATACACCTATCTTCAGTTTCACCATATAAAAATGTAATACCACCTGGACCAGCAGATAGTCCTTTATAATTTTGATTCTCGACTCTTAACTCTATCGGTACTTTTAAAAATATAACAAATGATAACGCACCACCGTGTGAATGTGGTGGATTAAATTCATTTGGTCCTTGAAAGTTTATCCATAATTTTTCTAAAAAATATGCACTAGGTACTTTCTCATTACTTTGTTTCCATCGCTGCATGGCGCCATTATACAGATTAAAAGTTCCTTCCATAAATTTTTGGAATTTTGCTTTATCTCTATAATGAAATTGATTCTTTAGCACTCCAGCAAGTTCTGGTGATGCATCTTCTTTAGAAGCTTCACCTTCAGATAATAATAAATCTAATGTTTCTTGATCAACTTTAGTTTTAACTACACAAGGTCCCCAGTGTAGTATTCCGTATTTTATTTGATTCATTTTTGTCCTTTCCACATTTTATATTCTTCAAGATTTACAACATTATCTTCCTGTAATTTCATTTTAGAATAATGATTTATAACCTGTTGAATCTTAGGTAATTTCGTGTGGGCGTAGGGGAAGAGTAAACAACACACGTAGAACGCGTCTCTGAATGTACATCTCCACCTGTATTGCATTAAATACTTGGTGCCATCTTTGCGTTTACCTTTTCTAGGTTTCTTAGAAAAAGTACCACAACCTAAAACTTCAGTAACCCAACGTATAACTGATTGGTCAGTCATGGATATCTCCATACTAATGCGCCAACAATCATACGTTCCAGATCTTTTCTTCTCTGGTTTCTTCTTGTACTGTATACTTCCTTCACCATCAAAGAGTCCAGCAAGATAAGCTATGTCTGTATCTCTCATTTTAACTTGGGAACGTGGTTAGGTATGTAATTCCAATAGTCATCATCATCAAAAATATGACTGTTTTCCAGGGATATCCCATGCACTTCTCCTTTCGATCCACATTTCCAACATTGGTGGATGTTTACTTCTTTTTTATCTTCTTCATCTGTAATTTTAATGTAACCATTACCATTACAGATTCCACAAATATTATTTGTTGATTTTAACTTTTCCATTTAACTTCTTCGCTTTCTCGTTCGCTAATGATTCAATTGTTTTTGATATACTTAGTTTTGCGTCAGGTAATAAAACCTTCGACAATCCAATCAAAACCTTATATGTATCATGTGTTAATGAAACGTTTCTATA